AACTTTACCTACAGTGCTGTTGGTTTCGGCAAAGGAGGGTAACATGGAGAAAAATAGTATTTAACTGTGGCTGACGTAACTAATTACACTATTGAAAACGCATCTGGAGCGAACGTAAGGACTGACCTTAATAATGTTTTTGCTGCGATCCAGTCTAGTAATTCTAAATCAACTGACCTAGCTTCAAGTCAATGTGTAGCTGGTATGCCCTTTTTAAATACCACTACAAACATTTTAAAGATAAGAAACTCAAGTAATGGTGCTTTCACTGAAATAGGAAATATAAACGAAACTAATTTAGGTTTATTATCTAAAGCTGGCGGTACTATGACAGGTGCATTGTTAATAGATAATTCAACAAGTGCATCAACTCCAGCTTTAAGTTTTGATGGGGATACAGATTTAGGTTTATTTAGAAAGTCTGCAAATGTTATGGGATTTTCTTCATCAGGCACGGAACAAATGACATTTGATGCTAATGGCATCACATTAAATAATGAAAATGAAATCAGATTTAGTGAAGGTACATCTAATGGTACAAACTACATAACAGTAAAAGCACCTGCATCTGTAGCCTCAAATAGAACATTAACTCTCCCTGATGAAACAGGAACTTTACTAACTTCTGGTACGGGCATAGCTTCTACAAGTGTCACGGGAGTTTTATTTGCATTAGGCAGTACTTCTATTTCTAGAGGTGACACTGTATCCACAGTAAAAATAAACACATTGCAAGATGAAAGCGGTAATAATGCTTCAACAACAGAACAAATTGCACAAGGTAGAGCAAAAATATGGTGTGCCTTTAACCAAAGTACAATCAATGATGATTTTGGTGTAGATTCTGTAACTGATAACGGAACTGGTAACTATACAGTTAATTTTACAAGTAATTTTTCAAATACTAATTATTGTGCTGTAGTAACTGGTGGAAATGGAACAAACTCACCTTGCGGTGTTGCAATTATGGAAAAGACCACGAGTGCTATTCGTATAACTACAACTGGTATGAATGTACAAATAAATCAACTTTCTGATTCTTCACTAACAGGTATTGCTATTTTTGCTGACTAATATCTGTTACGTTATACTAAAAGAAAAACTTCATGGCAATAATTCCAGGAAAAAAGAATTTTACTGTCCAACGTAGGGCAGATTTTCCAATAAAACTAACGTTTAAAGATTCCACTGGATCGGCAATAAGTTTGAATGGATATACAGTAGCAGCACAAGTTTATGATGAATCACGTACGACAAAGTATGCGGATTGGGCTATAACTTATACAGATAGAGGTAATGGAATTATTGACATGAATTTAGCTGACACAGATACAGCAAATTTTACTCCAAGTATTTTATTTTATGACGTATTACTAACAGAACCAGGAGGCAACAAAAATTATTATTTAGAGGGTAAACTATTTGTAAGTGAAGGTTACACAGCATGAGCAGCACTCCTAATTCTGTAACTGTAAGTCAGGTTTCTGATGTAACTACAGTTGAAATTACCACAGTTGGTCCACAAGGTCCTGGATTTGATCTAACTTTAGATCATAGTGCAAAAGTTGATAACTCAGTTATGTACTATCAGCAAAGTAGTGGTAAGGTTATATTAGATAACAATGTTACTACGCTTAAACTCGTTGATGGAGGGAACTTCTGATGGCTAATACAATTAGAATTAAAAGATCAACTGGATCTAGTAACCCAACTTCCCTTGAAAATGCAGAAATAGCCTTTAGAGAAGGCGATGAAGTTTTAATTATTGGTAAAGGGACAGGAGGAGCAGGAGGATCTGCTACATCTATTGAAGCTATTGGTGGTAAGGGAGCATTTTTTGATAAAGCAACATCACAAACTGCAAATAGAGTATTAGCTGCACCTGATGGAAGTAATGGTGCACCTACATTTAGAGCATTAGTAAGTGACGATCTACCTTCAATAGCTCATACAAAAATATCTGATTTTGATACTGGAGTACGCACCAATACATTGGCAGAAATGGCTGCTCCTGCTGCTGCTGTATCTTTAAATTCACAGAAGATAACAAACTTAGCAGACCCTACTGCTGATGCTGATGCTGCAAACAAAGGCTATGTTGATGGAGTAGCTCAAGGATTAGATGTAAAAGATTCTGTAAAAGCAACCACAACAGCGAATGGCACATTAGCTTCTGCTTTTGCTAATGGTCAAACTATTGATGGTATTACATTAGCAACTAATGACAGAATACTCATTAAAGACCAAAGTACTCAGACAGAGAATGGTATCTATAAAGTCAATGCTTCTGGTGCTCCAACTAGGGTAGATGATTTAGCTACTGGTGCTGATGCTGCTGGTGCATTTGTTTTTGTAGAGCAGGGAACAGTAAACGCTGAAAATGGTTTTGTTTGTACTTCTAATAAAGGATCTGCTGTTGTAGGAACTAATAATCTTGTATTTTCACAGTTTTCTGGTGCTGGTCAGATTACAGCAGGAAATGGTTTAGAAAAATCTGGTAATACTTTATCTGCTGATCTTAAATCAAATGGTGGACTTGTTATTGAATCTGCTGAAATTGCTGTTGATCTTGCTGCTAGTTCTATAACAGGAACACTTGCGATTGGCGATGGTGGAACGGGTGCTACAAGTGCAAGTGCAGCTAGAACAGCTTTAGGTGTTGCTATTGGATCTGATGTACAGGCATTTGACGCACAGCTTAGTGATATAGCTGGTTTGACTCCAACAGATAGCAACTTTATTGTTGGTAACGGATCTAACTTTGTTCTTGAATCTGGAGCAACTGCCAGAGCATCTTTAGGAGCACAAGCATCAGCAACAGACTTAACAAACTTATCTTCTTGTCAATCAGGTGGATCTGCTGCTTTAGCTGCTCTTACTTCAACAGAAATCGGTATTCTTGATGGAGCTACAGTAACAACTGCTGAACTAAATATTTTAGATGGAGTTACTGCCTCAACTTCTGAATTAAATATTATGGACGGAGTTACCGCAACAACTTCAGAACTCAACATTATGGACGGAGTTACAGCTACTACTTCTGAAATAAATTTGATTGACGGTGGAACGTCAGCAACTTCAACAACATTAGCAGCAGCAGATAGATTTATTTGTAATGACGCTGGAACGATGAAACAGGTTGCATTATCTGATCTAGTGACATTTTTAGAAGATGAAAGTGCGTCTAGCTTTAACATAGACGGTGGTTCATACTAGGGCTAGGAGGTAAAAGCTCATGGCTAATACAATCAAATTCAAAAGAGGTTCTGGTAGCGATCCAGGTACATCTGATCTTTCAGTTGGCGAAATAGCAATAAGAACTGATACAGCTAAAATATTTACAAAAAATGACGGTGGATCTGTTGTTGAAATAAGTGGTGGAGTAGAAG